ACATAAACAGTAGCCGAAATAGTTGCGTAGTCGTATGTCTTTGTCCTAACCGAGCCACTTGGTGCGCTTGTTGTGCCATCGCCCCAGTCTACTGTACTGTTATTAATTTGAAGTGAAAACCTGTTAATTCTATTCTCATAAACAGGCAAAAGAATATACCCCGCTTCACTTGCAGCAGTCAAAGTTGGTAATGCTGGCCAAAAAGAGGGTCTAATCCATCCACTATTTGAAGTAAACGCAAGAGTGTCGGTTGCTGGCGTGTATGTACCCCCAGCCACGCCATCCAATGTAGCAATTAAGTTGAACGTTGCGCCAGCTGCTATTGATTCCTGTGGCGTTCCGTTTATTTGTAGGGCTGCTGGTGAACAGGCTGCACTGGTAAAAGAAAGCGTATCCGTAGGCGCATCATAAGACCCCGAATTAACCGCCCCGTCAAGTTTAGTAATAAGGTTAAATGTAGAACCACTCGACAAGGATTCCTTGTTGACCGCGTTGATTTGAAAAGTAACGGGTGAACATGGCGCGGAGGTGACTTCCCACGTTTGCGTTCCCGCATTCCACGACCCGTTTTGAACTCCGTCACGGGTTACAAATATAGCCGCATCCTGTTCTGCTTCTTGGTCGGTTACTTGAACACCGTTTATTGTAGTGGCGTTATTTTCAATTACCCAATCCGACCCTACAAGCGAACCGACAGGATTTGAACCTTCCGAAAGTACGGGTATATCTTCCGTGCCCCCACTTGCAACCGTAGCAACTTGAACACCGTTTAATTCGATATTACCATCCAAACAAGGGTCACTTGTAACCTCCCACAATTGTAGCCCAGCGTTCCAAGTTCCCGAAGGAATACCGTCTAAAATTACGGTTATACTTGCGTCAACTTCGGCTTCTTGGTCTGTGACTTGAACGCTATTGATATACGTGGCGTTGTTGGCAATTACCCAATCCGTTCCAATTTGTGAACCTACGGGATTTGAACCGCTACTTATAACAGGAATGTCTAACGTACCCCCGCTTGCAACCGTGTCAAATGGCAAACCGTTGATGTCAATGGTTGCATCTGCGCAAGTATCGCTTGGCACATCTATTGTACCTCCGCTTAATACTGAGCCATAAGCTAATCCATCGCGTAAAACAGTACCATCGGGTGCAATTATGGTTTCTGCACCGCCCGAAATAATCGAACCCGTGTCCAGCACATTGGCATCTTCATCGACAAGAGTCCATGTGGCTGGCTGGCATACGTTACCGCCTAAATATGCGGTAACTACTATCGTTTCCGTAAGTATCGCGGTTGCCGTTATCATTGCTCATAAGCCGTTGGGCTATCTTCAACGATTGACAACTCTATTCCTGTAGCCACATCGCGCTTAATACCACCCTCAAAATCAATATCCGTGAATGATGCCACCACCTCCAATAAACAAGGATCGTTCTTAAAGTTTAGCGTTTGAGTATTTGCTCGGTCAAAATTAACGCTCACAATACCAGCAGCATTGTTAACCGTAGTTATTTCAGCATCTGAAAGCAACCATCTTTGAATGATGCGCTTTGGAAATTGATAGGCTAAAATTTCAAGGTCGGCAAGCGTTGAAATGGTTACAGGCGTGCCATTGCCTCCCGTAACCGTGACTTGAATTACCCTGTCTGACTTGCGAACTATGCTCATAGTATTAAGTAAGTAACTATTATGACCAAATCCCCCGTTCCGTTTAATGCCGCTCCACCATCTACATACCACTCAAGGTCAGCATCGCCAAGTATTACTGTGCTACCAATAGCAGGGGTAACATTTGGCGACATATTAACTATCCCAACTACCGTTCTGTCCAAAACTTGACAAGTATAAATGGGTTCATCTGCTCCAGCATATCGAAGCGCAACGGTTACATTCGTGTCATATGGCGTTGTTAATGTTCCCGACATACCTATTATAGCCGACTGGATAAATATCGATTGGCCAGCAGCCCTCGTAATTAATAAGGTTTCGGGCGAGCCTGTTACGGCCGCCAAAACGTCAACACTCGGCCAGTCATCATTATAAACTCGAACGCTAATTCCAGTTCCACTACCAATTTCAGCTAGCTTCAAAACATTTGGCAGCATCTGAGCCAAAGTTACCTGAGTCCAGTAGATACCCTCAGCAGGCGTTTCACCTGAGAATGTGCCAGCAAAAACCGCTTGCCAAATGCGCGAATTATAACCCACAAATTTCAGGTAAACATCTGAGGACGTTCCATCGTATGTGGTAGCAGGATTATACGCATCCACGTTGTCGCCATTCACCACGTCTTGAATTACGCGATAAATATCAATTACACGGTCGTCCCATTCGGTGAATGTTAACTCCGCATTTTTGGTTGTCATAGGTGGATAAACCTCCTGACGTAAAACCATTGCATCCAAATCATTTAATGCGCTCATATCGCTTTCATTCTAAAACCGTGACCATTATTTTTGCGAACACCCTCACAGTATAAAGGATAAACCGCTGAGTAATTGCAAAGAAAATCCCTTACTTCCGTTTCGTAAACTTTCGCACCGCTGCGAGTTTGGGCTATCATTTGAGTAAGTTGCGTTCCGCTTATCCTTTCGCTATTTTCTAACGTCTTTTGAACGAATCCGCTATTTGTAGACTTAACTCCATTGACCACCAAAAGGCGAGCGTAGACATAGTATTTCAACGCCATCTTTAAGCCCGAAAAGTAGATGGCATCTGCCTCACCGTTTGGAGTGTATATCCTGCCATCCAGCAACTCAACGTATTTCACCGCTGTTAAATTGTTCATCATATCCAAGTACATAGCCGCTCCAATTATGGGCTTAATATCGAACTCCTGAGCCTCTGTAATTATCGGGTCAATATCGCGGTCGTCCAAGTTCTGAGTTAAAAACTTGTTTTCCGTGAAATCCGTTATGTTGATAAGGTTTATCATGCCATTGGTTCTGTTACGCCTGCTAACATTTCGCGCGCTATTTCATTACTAAAGCCATAAATCTCTCGAAGCATAGCAATACCAGCAGGCACGCTTGTTTGTCCTGCACTTATGGATTGTTGCAATGTAATCAACGCCGTAACACCACCAACAGAACCGCGAAGTTCAGCCTGAGCGTTGGCAATCTTGTCGGCCGTTTCCGCATCTAAATTCCTTTCTGTTATGTCGGCCATCGTTAGCGGTTTAATCTTGTAAGACCCTCCAAAAGTATCGAATAATAACCAGTCGAATGTTTCCTCTAAAATTGCCCTCTCGTCTTGTGTCATGCGATTATAGAACGAAACCGCATCATCTAGCTGAGCCGATAAACCAAGCGAACCAGCAACGGCATCTAAAAACACCGTTGGAATTGCAAACACCTTACGGATATTGTCCTGCGTGCTTTTCTCATGGTACTCAAATAGCTTGTCGTTATTTGAATGCGTAAACGGGATTAACTCAGGTTTCTGCTCAGGCGTGTCAATGTCCAAAAGCATTAAGCGATTAAAATTGTCCGCGCCTTGAAATTCCTTTAGCTGCTCTACTAATCCATCCGAATTATTATTGTCGCCCTCAGCTTGGCCGTATCTGACCATCATGTGCGAAGCCATAAACGAACCGCTTATGTTTCTGTATTTGAATAGCTTTATTTGGCTGTCTGTTTCAATGTCCTCTAATTCACTATCAAAATGCGACAACGGATAAGCAACGTCACCACCAGCCCCGTGATAGTATATTTGCCCTTTGTAGTATTCAATTCCACCAGCCGCTTCTATTTGCTTTTTAACGGTTTCAGGATCGGGATTGTAAAGGTCTATAAAGTCAATCTTTGCCTTATCAATTCGCTTGTCAATTTCGCGCCCCCAATCATTATATACCGCAATTGAATCGGGTTTTCTGTCCCTATCAATTCCTATTCTACAATGCGAAAAAGGAACATGGCTAGAAGTTGTTTCCTTTCCTGTTATGTCGTAATTTTTATGAATCGCAAACCCTCCGTGCATTGCGAAATCATAGGCGCATCTGCGAAGCAACTTGTCAGCGGTTAATCGGTCGCCATCTACCACCGTTGCGCCTAAAGAAGCATCGGCAAAGCCTGTGCCGTTAATAAATTTGAAATAGATGTCAATGCAAGTGATGGCAACGCCCGACCCGTTAACAATGTCCACAACCCTTTGAGGATATGCGTTATCAATGTCATAGTTGATAATTCCTAAAGACTTGTCGTCCCTGCGAATTATGCGTTTTTGAATCTTGGCGATGTTAATCCTCATTATTCAGTAACCTTCGTAGTTATAGTTTCGGCAACTTCGCCCGATTGATTATCAGCGTTAACATCCGTTACTTCCTCCGTTACGGTTTCGGTAATTTCGGGCGCAACTGCTTTAGGCTTTCTACCTCTTTTACCCTTTGGCTTTTCAACGCCATCCAATTCGGCAAGTAAAGCCTCGCCATTTACGAATGAACGTGAATGTCCTGAGTTGGCTTTTACCATCTCTACTGCCACATCGTCAGTAATGTTTGCGACTGTATAGTGAGCGTGATTAAAGTAAACCAGCGCGGTCGGTTTTAGTTTGTATTTGCGTTCCATTGTCATCAATTTTAACTGTGATTCGGTTAACCCTTTTAATTCAAATAAGGCGTCCAATATGCAACTTTGACAAGTTCCCTCCCCTACCTTTTTCCCCGTTAATTCTTTGTGAACCGCTAGGAATTTTACTACAGTTGGGTGCGTCTTATCAATTTGACCTTTGGGCACAACAATTAAAGGGCTGACCTCCTCAAGTAATGCTTTTAATTCTAGTGGTGTCATGCTGCGAATTTACAAAAAAAAAGCGGTGTCATGTTTCCACGCGCACCGCCTTTTTTTATTTCAATTGATTAGATTACACTAAGCCGTTAACCAGCGCAAGAGTGGTAGCATAATCAGTATCCCACAATGTATGCGGCAAACTTGAAGGTCGGCTAATTTCATCGTTGCGAATCAAAAGGTTGTATGCACCTTGTGTTTCAGCATCTGCCAAAATACGCTCAAGTTCTTGCAACCGTAGTCCTGTTTCAAGACCGTAGATTTCAAAGGCTGAATTACCGTCTAGTCCCTTCCTGTTATTCTGAACAATTGCTACAACCAACGCCCCGTCTAATTTGCCTAGTTGCAATTTGGCATCAGGGCTATTGTCAAAGCATTTGAATCTCACCTCGTGGTCGTATCCGTTAACGTAACGGCCTTTAACCATTGCCGAACGTGGCTCATTTGAGTTGTTAACACCTTCGTACTCATACCCAACTGCTGGGGCTGTGAGTGTGATGTTGGTAACGATTATTGGGTTAACGTTGTCGTATGTAACGTTTCCGTCAATGTCGGCATAGTTCAAAAGGATAAGCCTATCGTTCACACCCCCCGTTGGAGGATAAGCGCAATCGTAGGCAATCCCTGCTGTGATATTATCGCAAATTGGCATGATTTCTTTTGTTGAAGGTTAATACTAATAAGCAACTTGAACCAAGTAGTCTTGCAACACTTTTGCATCTAGGTTAGCACCGAAATCAAAGTATGTTTTCTTGTCCTTCTTATCAACAAAAACGTCTACTTCAGAAAGCGTACCTTCCTCTTCTGTTCCGAATGCAATGTTAGCCTTAGTGGTCAACAAAGCGCGGTGAGGAAGGTAGTAGTTCAATTCACTCGCAGCGGTACGTTGGTATCCCTGTATCATTCTATCCCAAAAGCTATAAGCGTAAATAGTAACACCCATGCGCTTAATTACCATTACACCGTCTTGGATGTATTCGAATGCTACAGATAGACCGTTGTTTGCTCCAGCTTCCAATTCGCGAACGTACTGGTCAGCTACTGACTGAGTAACGATAATGATTTTGTCTGCTTTATCACGTAGACGGAAGTCAGAATTGAACACCAAGTTTTGTAGCGTGTTAGTTACCACACGGTTAGTTGTATCTGTTGAATTGAACGCTTGCAATGCAAAAGTAGTCTGTGCATTTTTAGCAGTCAAGTCAGTTGTTTTACGCGCAGAATTAGCAGTAACGATTGCAAAAAGTTGTTTCCAAATGCCATCGAAAGCATCCCAACGCTTGGCAACGAATCCAGCAGTTACGAATATACCACCACCAGCGGTGTCGTCTGCTGCTGTGTCACCAAACCATACAAGGCGGTGGAACATTTCAGCAATCGCATCTTGGTAACGCTCTACGAAAAATAAAGCAAAGTCAGTATTGCTCAAGTCGCCCTTTTGAACACCATTTTTCAAACCGTAAACAAAGAAGGTTTCAAGTAGGTTATCGAAACACTCGCTAAAACGGTCATCAATATAAGCAGGCTCCCAAAACTTTTCTGTATTTTCGATAGCCGCATCATTCTCGATTGGAGAACAGCTAGAGGTATCGTGCTTTTGTCCTACCAAACCTGACAAAATTCCAAGAAAAGCAATTTGCTTCTTGGCTTTGATGCCTGTGTAGATAGTAAGGAATTCGGTCATCGCAGGTTTTGCGTACACGTCCTCCATTATCCCTTCTGAAAGGGCTTTTATTTCTTCGCCATTAAAGGCTAAGTCTGCTGGGTTAAGGATTGCCATTTGATTTGATTTGTTTTGATTGGTTAGTTATTATTTTTTTGCCTTACGTGCTGCAAGGGCTTCTTTGATTGTTGAGTAGCTTGAAGCTTCGGTCTTTGCCTCAGCGATTGGCTTACGAAATGCAACCGCCTTAGCGATTGGCTTGTATTTGCTTGAAAGTTGAGCAAGGGCTACAAATTCAGTCTGCAATGCTGCAAGGGCTGTCTGCTCCTCTTCGCGTTCAGCCTTTAATTGTGCCAACTCAGCAGCCATTTCTTCAACGTTAAGGCTAACTACTTCGATAATCTCGGTAATTATGCCATCAACGGTTACTACTTGCACGCCCTCAAAGTTGTGAGTTGCATCAGGTACTGGATTTCCCTCAGCATCGGTTACTAAATCACCTACTTTCGGTGCATCTTCTTCGGTCACTACAATCACAGGAACGCCCTCAATTGTTGTAAGGTCTAGGGCAACTGCTTGAAGCGGTTTACCAGCAATTAACTGCGCGATTTGCAAGCGCATCTTTTCGATTTCTTTTTTCATGGTGTCTATTGAATTGGTTTGTTTTGGTTTAATTAGGGCAACCGATACGGCTGCATTTGTTACGATTTCAGAGGCGAACCCGAACTCAACGCATTGCTCAGGGGTTAACGCTGTTTCTTGTTGCATAAGCAATTCAAGCGCGGTCTTATCCATGCCTGTAGCCTTTGCGTAGTTGCTCACCATTTCGGCCTGCGTATGTCCTATTTCAGTAGACATACTTGCCAGTTCGTCTTTGTTCAATGCAATGCCGCGTTGAAAAGAGAACATTGGTTGGTGAATAAGATAGGACGTTCCTGCCGCTACCTTTCTGCGTTCAATTGGGACGGCCAAGTGAATCTCCGTAGCAATAGAAGCGCATTGAACCTCAGCTAGCGTATGCACATTGGGAAGTGATGCGAGGTATTGGGCTATTTTGCGACCTGAGTCCACTGAGCCGCCCTGACTAGTAATATGGCACGTAATCTTTTCGGCATCAGCATTTCTGCGAACCTGTGAAATAACGTCTTGCAATTCAACACCGCTAACGTCAACAGAGCCATCTTCTTTATAAGACGAACCGATTTGGCCTTCGATGTAAATGTGTGCTTCCATGTGGCGGCAAAATTCCACACGGCAAAACAGGCTTTTACTATTCGTTTTTTGGTGTGACCATTTTACGCAATGCAACCCATACAACGTTGTCGCTTAAGTCAAATTGGTCGGCCGTTCTTTTGACCGCTTGTGTCTTATTTAATCCCGTTTGGCGATGGGTTAAATAGGTGAGATAAATATCCTTATCCCTTAGCACCGTCCAAGATATAAAGCCTCCTTTGAATAGTTCAAACAATTGACCGCTTTTGTCAAGTTCTAAAATCAGTTCATTCATAGTTGTAAATTCTGCTCGGTTCTAACTTGCCTACCCTGTACGCTTTGAAATTCCTCAATAACCAAAACAGGCTGCGACATACTCATTTGTGCTGCCATCATTGCAACTTGTTGATTTTCCCGTATCATCGAAGAACTGGACATGGCAACGCCTCCCGTTGCGAATTTACGAACCAAACCGCCCGATGCAAATCCTTCGCCACGATACCAATCAACACCACCACCAGCCGCGTTCAAAGATGAAAGCAATGGCGCAAATCGTCTAGTCGTTTCCGCATTATTTACGCTCTCGCCATTTGAAAGCATAGCAGGAATTGAATCACTCGTTCCGCTTCCAGCACCCGATACAAATCCACCCGATGCAAAGGCAGGCGGTGGAGGTGGCTGTTGGCTTGCAATCATCGCTATTTGAGCCGCTCCCGTAACTCCTGCCAGCGCAGCAAGCACAAAGCCAGCGTAAGGCGTTGGGTTTGATAGCTGAGCCATTACTGCCGTTGCCGTGTTGGCTATCGCCATTGCTATCTGCAAGGCCTGAGCAATTTTGAACTGTTCAAGTTCAATTTTGTACTTATCCCTCGCGGCCTTTTGCTCTATCGCCTTTATTTTAGTAGCCTTTTGTTCTTCGGATAATGTGCTATTATTTATGGCCTGTATTTCAGCGGTTGACTGAGCATCAATTTGAGCAAGCCTATTGTCGGCCGATGCCTGAGTTGCTGCCATTGCTGTTGCCAGCAAGCCATCCACCACTTCCATAGCAAGTTGAATGTCCTCTATATCCGTTTCCGTAAGGCCTAGCATCTTGCCCAACGTAGTAGGTTCAACTTCGGGATTTGCCAGCCCTTCGGTTATCCGTTTTATTTCTCCCTCAACTAGTTTGAGGTTTGCGATTTCTTCGGCAGTTGCAATCCCATCCAACATTGCCATTTGTTGCATGATGGCAAGCTTCTGAGCAAGGTAGTCAAGTGCTATTTTAGCTTTTGCATCTGCTAATTCCTTTTCGTTTTTAATTGATGTTTCAGCCGCTTGCACTTCGAGTTGTTCCTGTAGGCCTAGCAGTTCAATTTGCTTTGTAAATGCCTCGCTATCCTTTGCCAGCTTTTCTGCTCTTGCCGCATCTTCAATCTTTTTAACTTCATCGTTTATGAATTTAGTTATGGCAACTTCCTCAACACCAGCAGCCTTTAGTACATTAGCCTTTTCGCCTATTTCCAAAAGTTGTCTATCCGTGTCCGACATCTGCGACCGCATAAAGTCGTTAGCAATTTTCTTTAATTCTTCCGCTTGCTTTTTGGCATCCTCTAATTCTTTGGCCGCAATCGCATCTTTTTTATCCTGTTCTTTTTGCCTTGCCTCGTTTGCCTTTTCGGTGGCTGCTGCGATTTTGTCAGCCTCAGATTGCCTGTCCTTTTCCATATCGCCAGCAAGTTGGTTTGTTCGGTTTGCAAGTTTCTCTTGCAAAACAAGGCTTTCACCCTCCAATTTAGCACGTTCAACAAGTAAATCTTGAACCTGAGCCAATTCTTCTTCGCTATATTCTGCGCCCTTTTCCAATCTTTCACGCAATGCAAGAGCCTGTTTAGAAGTACCCTCTGCAAGTAGTTGCAATTCCGCTTTTGTGATTTTGTTTTTACGCATAAATTCACTTTCACGAGCAGATAATTCCTTGTCAATTCTTGCAACCGATGCGTTAAAATACTCCTCCTCTAGTTTGTTTGCTTTGGCAACTATTGCAAGCCGCTCTTGGTCTGTTTTAGTACGGTCTTTTGATGCAACTATTAACTTAGCGATTTCGTTGCCATATTTTTGTGCCGAAATTGCAAACGCCTTTTGCGTATCCTCTAGATCTCGTTGCACCTCAAGTAATTCTTTTGACTGGCGCACTGCTTCCATAATTGAGCCGCCCGATATTAACGCCCCAAAGGCCGCTTTAACCGCTGTAACCGCATTCTCCACCGCATCGGCTACAGGCTTAAACGCTTTGAATACACCAATTAAAGCAGTAACGCCCGCAACTATCAAAGGCAGCCCCAATGTCATTAAAGCCGCTCCAAATCCCTTAACGCCACCACCAGCCGCTTTGAACCCATTAGTCACGCCATCCAGTCCGCCCTTAAATCCATTCAGTCCCGGTACTGCTCCCGTAATAGATACCAACGCTTCCTTTATCGAATCTGTATAATTGCCCACATTGCGAGCGTTATTGCCTACCGCGCTTTCGTTTGCTTTTAACTCATCACTAAGCGCGCGAATCCTTGCACCCATCTTTTGACCGCTTTCCGTAGTCTTTTGCTCCGCTGTACTTAGGTTGTTATATTGCACCGTAAGCAGCGACAACTCAGCCTTTAATCGTTCCTGACCTTTGACCGTTTCCGATGCCAGCGTGTTGGCCTGTTGCACCACACGAAGGTCACGGCTACGTTCTTGGGTTAACGCCTTAATTGCGGCCGTAGTTTCCGCATCTTGAACACCGCTTGCCTTTTGAGCCTCTCGAAGTTTAGTGATTTCAGCGGTTAATCGGTCTGCGTTGGCAATGCTGTCTTGTACTACTTTTGAATCTATGCCAATTTTGACAAGTACTTCATATTTTTCAGTTGCCATCTTATAAGCGTATAAACGTGCATTTGGTTAATTTGTCCTTCACATAGTTACTCACTTTTTGCCAATAGAAATAACTGCCATGCTGTGAGATGTAAACAGGAATAAACGGGTTATAATTTACTACGTCTGAAATTTTCAGATTCATCAAACATTCAAGCGTTTTGCCCCGATAGGTTATCGCCATTACCGCTTGATAAAATCGGTTTATTAGGTTAGGAAAATCCAAGCTATCCAAATTGCCAGCCTCAGCGAAATACGCGAAGGTCAGGTCGTCCGTTGGATAATCATAAGGTGCTTCCGCTGCTCGGTTAAAATTCACGTTGTACGGAAAAGGATCTACTCTTTTAGTCAATAGCAATCTGTGAGTGATCGCATTGTTGGGCATTACATCGACATCAAATATCGGCACGTAAGGCGCGGCAACTGAATCAAACCTTTGACGGGTCGAACTGGCCGCAAATAATGAAACCTCGACATATTTGCTTTCGGCCTTTAATGTTTGGTCATCTACATTGATATAACCAATAGCATCATAGCTTGTAATGTCATCGGGCTTGTATGCCAAAGAATTGGTTTGAGCAAAGCCATCAATTCCGTAGGTTATCTTTTGCTTTCTGACGTCAATATGGTCGCTCAAATCAATAGCCGTTGGTATGTTTTCCTGCACCGAATCATAACGCCTAGCAGTTACCACCTTAGTCACTTCATCTACATCGTAGATCCATTGAAACACCTTTGACAAGTCTTTCAGAAAGTCGCCCTGTTTCATGTCAGGAACGGGGACAAGGCCGTTAAAATAGTTGTTTGGAAACGATGTGGTTATATCTGAATTCGCCAGCATAACCGCATTTGTAACCGTGTAGCTGCTATCCTCTAGAATATAAAAATTAACATCAAATCCAAACACCGCAAATGGGCTAAACCACACATCTCCGTTAAAATCTCCAACATCAAAAGACATAGATATGTTTAATGTTAAGTCAGGGTCACCAACTATTCCAACGGTAAAATTTATAGTATCGCTAGTAATTATATTAGTGCCTCCGCTTGTTGTGGCTTCAATTTCAATTCTTAATGTATTTGCATAAACTAGAAATTGAGTAAATGTAATTGTTAATGAAAACTCAACCGTTAAAGTACACGGGTCTGTTAAAGTAAATCTAGGATTAGAACCAAAGGGCAAAACTAATCTACTTAAAAATTCAGAATTTGCAATGTAGTCACTTGTTCCACTTACTGCTACGGCATCAAATAAGTAACCGATTAAAGGCGTATCTGATGGCACGTTAAAAGTCGTTGCCGTTACCCTACACAAATGATGGCTCATATCCTCACCTCGGTCAGGCTTGCCATTAAAAACAATCAGATTATTGTAAATGTCCTCAGCTACTAAGTCGGTCACGAAGGTATAGCCTTGCTCACCAAAGATTTTACTAACCAAAGTCTTAACGTGAAATGATGGCAGCAACCTAGCTGTTTGAACCGCATATAAATTTGTGCCATAGGTGCGCATGGTTGAATCAACGCCCTCCAAATCACTTTGCTCAAATACCGCGTAAACGTAGCCATCTGTATTATTTCGGTTGTCAAAGACATTTAGGTTTGTCCAAAAGTGACTATACTCCACTAAGTCCAAATCCCTTAAATTCAAATTCCGTATAAGGTCAAAAAAGCCTCCGTTACCTCCCACAATTTGCAGGCTGAAATTGTTAGCTGAACTTTTAACGATTGAATAACCGTTTGTGATTGTTTCATATCCCTCCTGTATCATTGTTGCATCCGTCCTCCGATACGGGATTAGGCTATCCGTCCCAAATATGTGGGCATTATCCAACACCGCCTTGTTGTTCGCGGTCAAAGGTATAGTCACCTCGTTAGTGCCATCGGCCATAACGGCAACGAAGTCACCAACCTTTGCCGCTTGCCTAGTTAGCGCAATAGTTTCACCACTATTTAAGTCTAGTGGTCTGTCGCCAATCTTTATGATTAAATTGCTCACAGGCTTGAAGTATATTGCTTAGGAATGATAATGTCAAATTCCAATTTATGCCTGCTTTCGCCCGTGTCAAATATCTTGTAGCTGCCATCTTTGACAATTACTTGCACCCAATAACCTCCGATGTTTGCGTAAACCAATGCCGCAGAAAGAACGCCACTTATCCCGATAACTTGCTGGGTATTTAGTTGCTCATATCCCAAATTGACCACAACAAGCAATTCCTTATTTAGTACCTTTTGGTTTGAGTTGGCAATTTGTAGATAATTTACCACAGGCTCAAATTGGTCAACGTCTGAAACGCTCGCGCTGAACTCTTGGTGTCTTGAAAATACCCAAGTATCCATGCCGCCTAATGAGTTTAGCCACATCAATTGCAACGGGTTCTGAGGTAGGCAATCTAGGTAATCTATTTCTTTGACTTCTGTGACTATCATTTTCTTTAGTATTTAGATGCCCCTCCGATTGGAATACCACCGACTCCAATATATCCATCTGTTTCTGCTGCTCCATCTTCAAGCCATGCTTTTATAATCTTTGTGCCAGCATTCGGGGCGCGAAGCTTCATGTTATTTACGTAATGCTTTTGGCTGACAATTAAGGTAGTGCTTGTTTCTGAGCCAACGTCAATACCATTTATGTCGGCATCTTGTTGATGGCGTTCGAGCGTAATACCGTCAAAATCTTCATCATAAATAAACGAAAGGAAAAACGGAAATCCATCGAAATAGGTAGGCCGCTCAAACATCGTTAAGAACTTAGCCTCAGAACTTGCCAAGTTTTTAGGCACAAATTCTTTCAAGTTTTGACCGATTCCACTCATGCCGCTGGCAATGTTTCCATCTATCTGTTTTGCAGCAGAAAGCCAATAGTATTTTTCTTTTACTATTACCTCAGGTGACGTGACGTCCGTAGTTATTTCTTCACTTACGTATAGCCACGTTGCACCGTATCCAATTCTAAACGAACCCGAAATACCTTTATTTGCCTTGTTAATTGTTGATTGCGTTGGGTCTGCTGTAGTGTTTAGCTGTTTGCGCAATATGCCCGATACGTCCGCAATTAACAGGCCAGTGCTATCGGGCGAAAGTCTTAATTCATCTATCAGCACATTGGTAACGCCATCGTAAATTTTAATGTACGCTTTGAAGTTCTGGAGCCGATCCACTAGGTTAACCCATCCAGTGCCACCAACGCCAATGTAAGGAGTATCTAAAACGATGTATTCATTCGTTACGCTGAACACCGTATAGATGCCATTGTAAACACCGCTATTAACGTAAATCCTATCCCCAGCTAAAACAAATACAGGAACGGTAATAGGGTCGCCTGTAGTTCTTACGGTGGGCTTAGTTGGATGATATGCTGGACGTATTCCTGTAGAGTTAACCCCGTAATCGGTTCGGGTTAATTCAAAAAGATACGGGTTCGCAAGGGCTGTCCATCTTGAGAACTTTACAGACGATGCAAATAGCTTTTCGGGCTTTCGTGTTATTAGGAAACTCATTGTAATTCTTTGATTATACCACTTTTGAACTGAGTCATTTGATACACTACCAAAGGCTTAATTAACGCATCAATGTCTAGGTTATCCGTAACAGATGAAAGTGGCTTGGTTAGCTTGGTTTTCCATCCGTTCTTGTGAATGTGCTTAGTGATTGCGTAAACAATGCCTAGCTGTGCTTTGTCGTCCAAATTGGTAACTATGCCACGTATTTTCGCCCATTCTTTGATGGCTTCAAATAGCGTAGGGTCGCCAGCTTCTGCCCCTTGTCTTGTTGGCTTCCTTCCATATTCGGCCGTCCCGATGCTTCGCAATGCCAACACCTCTAAAGTGTTTTCGGTCGCCACGTAGTGTATACTGTCGCTAGTGCGGCCGCTTGCTTTCATCGGGGCTATATTCGCCCGAAATTGCCCTACTAAGGTCTTGCCTAATTGCTCAAGAAGGGGTTTCTGTATGCTCATCTTCGTAGGCTGTAAAGGTAACGCGATAATTCTCTTGAGCCTTCGGGTCTTTATGCGTTTCGCGTTGAATTTCGCCCAATGGTTTATTGCCATAGGTTAGCACGTAACCGTTCGGCATAGCAATTCGCCCTATCTTCTGCACATCGCTTTGAATTAACGGCCTGTTTAGATATGATTCTAAAACTTGCCTAACAGCTTCCATCTCGATTTTGCGCGCTTCTTCTGCCACGTTACGCATTACCATACTAACTGCCTTGACTTTTGCAGCCTCGAAATCCTTTAGCTTCTTTTTGCTATGTGATTTGCCCCCTTGCTTTGAATGTGTTACACGCATACTGAATCAGAATTAAATGGTGTCGCTGTGAATGTCATGAATACGCCCGATGCGTTGGCATCTAGTTCGTTAAACGTGTCGGTGGTTTTCACGTTGTCAATTGATTTGAAGATATGCTCACCGTAAATGTTTTTGGTTGCCTTTAATTTGAGAACAAACTGTCTGCGCAAATCACGCATTGCATCTATTGTAACCCGATGCTGCTCAGGTGTGTATGCCAATTCGGTACGGCCTAAAAATAGCATAAATAACGGATATGTGCTATCTACTAATCCCCCCTGCCTAAAGTTGTCATCGCTAGTAATCGGCTCAACAAGTATCACACATGGAAACCTCTTTTCATCGGCCTTTAGATTTGCCCACGATTTAAACCCGTGAATGAAATCAGGCTTTGGAGTTAAGTCCAAAACAACCGTTTCAATTATGCTTACTATGCTGCTCATTTCTTCTTGTTCAAAATCTTATTTAACTTCCTTTGGTAGGCGTTCTCATCTGCTGCATATTGCAACTCCAATAGCACCTTGTTGTAACTCCAACGGTATACATCTTCATCACTACAATGGTGTCGCAAAGATATGCCCCTAACCAGTCCAAAAGTACCATATTTTTTGAAGTCAGAAATGCCAGCTTGCCATTCTTCAGATTCGTATTCAGCAGGCTTGATTGCAGCCTCAGCCTTTGACATCTCGGCAAGTTGGCTAGATATGTATTGACCAGCAGCGGCAACGGCAATAAACGGCTCATTCAGCAGACGTAAATAGCAGTCCTCAATATCCTTGTCATCTATATCATTTGCACAATAAATGGCAACCGTTCGCCCGATTAGTTCGGTGTCAATTAGCTTTAATCTCGCCAGCCCTTCCACGTTTACCTTTCGTGCAAATTCCATGCTCCCCAATGATTTAGGCTTTGGGAGTGATAATGTCCACTCATCTAGGCTAGGCATCTCACCTAGTGCGTTAATAGGCCACACTATCGCGGCAAGTTGCATCGGCCTAATGTTTTCGCACATTTCCAAGTCTAAATCACTGACGGCTGCAAGTATTTCGGCATCTGTTTTAGCCGAATGTAATTGAATCGCTTGCTTTAGTGTTATGTCCTCCCACTGGGCAGGAATGTTAACAGGCTGGCCGTTTATCGTTATGGCTGTTTTCAAAATTGGATGGCTCTAAATGGCTTGAATGATGGTTTGATGGTTAGCATCATCTCAACGTATCGCATGGCATCAATAGCGTGGTTGTGGGCATCTATCGGCTTGTTGATTGTATTGCCGTCCTTATCGGTGTCCCAACAATAAGCGTTCAATTCCTTTTTGATATTCGCGCTTCTTTTGGTCACTTGAAACGGCTGCCCTTGCATGATGCTAATCCCGAAAGCAATACTATCCGCGCCTTTGGTTACAGGCTTTAGGTTGAATCCATAGCGGTTAATTTCATCAATGCTCTTTGGATCTGCGCAATCAGCATAGCCCTTGTCCTGCTTGGTTATTCCGTTCGATTTGAGTAAGGCCGCAATGTCACCATTCAATAGCCCCGTTTGGTAAATCAGTTCATCGTATATCCTTTGGCCGTTGTATTCATAGGCCGCAATGCACGTGGTCGGGTCGTTCGTATATCCAAAGTCCATTCCAAATCCTACCATTTTTGCGCTAGGTGGCACGCTTTCTATTTCGCTCCAGTCGCTGAATACCACGCCCTGCAATGCGCCAACTTCGCCCAGTCCATAGACACGCCAAATGTTAGCCCAATAGCTATTCTTAACGCTGCCATCTTCATTATAGCCCAAACGCTTGTAGTTGAGTATTTCGTTTCGCTCATCTATTCCAAGCAGTTCGTTATCCTCAAAAGTTAGCTGCAGAAAGTCGCAATCTTCGCGCCCGATTACCTCAGTATCAATAAAGAATTTAGCATCGGGGTTATAGTCGCTTATTACCTTGCCAGCCCTTGTAGCAACCTGCCTGTAGCTTTCTGAATCGCATTTGTTAACTTCGTTAAAGTAGACAATATCGGAGCGTAATCCCTTGCCGACATCCTGCTTGTCCAGTCCTATGAATTTGATAAACGAACCATTCGCAAATCTGTAAAGAGTGCCAGCTATAAACCGCCTTTCATCGTAAATGCCTGCCATCTTCATAACTTTTACAAAGTCTTTAATAACCGTCAGGCGCATCTTGGTCAACTCCGCGCTAATGATTAGAATCTCTTTGTCAGGCTTGCTTGCCGCATGGTTAATCAGCAAAATTAGAACGCTTATTGTTTTACCTGCACCTTGACCGCCCCGAATTACTTTGATGCGTTTCTTTAGCCCTGCAATTTTACGTAGCGCCGTTGTCGATTGAATCATCTAACGGGTCGATGTTTAGGATATTATGCGTATTTGTGTTGTTGTTTTCGGTCTGTTCTTTTAGGCCATTCAAACGCTGCGTAATGCTTGCATTGTAGTTGCCAAGTAGCCCTCCTGTTATTTGGTCTTCGCGAATTTGTTTTTTTATGTGTGAACAGATAGTAACGAACGCATCGTAATAACCGTCTTTATTGTCAAAATACTGGTTAACGCATCCATAATTCTGAAAGCAATAAACCTCAAATCCATCCATTGTTAAAGGTAGCTTTGGATAGTCCTCTACCCTCATGCCATCTTTGCCCACGTATTGCACCTTTGGCCATTCTAAAGCCTTTGTTTGTAGATGCTTTCGGTAATTTTCCCAAGCATCAAATAATTCCTCAGGTGTCTTGAATATCCGTGTCGGGTGCATCTTACAAAGGTATCAAATTTAAGGCTCAACATCCTTAGCAACCGTCACAAATTGCCCTTTGTTGTTTCGCTTACGTCCTGTGAACGTGCGAGCGGTCAAATGCTGGATGGTTTCCTTAGCGGCTTTTAACTCCCTATCCTTTGCATCGTATTCCTTGTCAGCTTGGAGTAGATCGTCCTCAAGTTTCTTTGATACTTCGACTTCCACTTCGTAAAATTTCCGCATAGTAGCTATTGCCTTTATCGAAATTTCTTTATCTTCCAAAAGGTCGGCTATCCTCTCGTCTTTTTGATGGATAATTGCAAACAGCATACCACACGCAAGGGTTAACGTGGCTGCTATAAATACTGGTATAGTCAAAAGTACAGGGTTCATTTTCGTTAGTTTTCTTTAGTGAATTGCCAGCCCTCCCAGTTATAACCAACCGTGAAAGCGGTGCTGCCTTGCGTTTTTAAAGTGTGATATGGAAATCTGTGCAACGTGCAAAAATCCCTAAACGTACCCGAATGCTTAACGCTACGCCCGTCAAAGTGAATAGCCGTGTAACGTGTTGGATTGGCACGTCCTACGACCTCCACGCCCTTTAAAACGTCCGTAATATGTGAATAGTTACTCATTTTCTTCTACCACTTTAAACAAGCTTGGTCTGCTTAAAATAAAGACCTCACTCCAGTAGTCGCCATTTTGTTTACTACCAAACTGCCGCCCCAATTTGTGCGATTCAAACATTACCAGCTTGGTGTCCTTTGGGATTAACGGATGCGAATCGGTCAATACTATTGCGTAGGTTTTCATTTGTCCTCAAGTGCTTTAATGCGTTCGTCTTGAACGAGGTTATACTCCGCAGCTTTCAATAACGCTTGCTCCAAACGGTTAACCCGTTCGCGAAGTAAGCCGCGCTTTTCAATGCCTGTTTTGATTAATTCAATCAGCTGGCTGGCTAATGTAATTATCCCGTCAATCGGGATTGCTTTGTTTGCTTGGTTGCTCATGTTGCGAAGGTATTACGTGTTTTTCTTTAGTTGTGTAATTAAATAGACGTTGTGAAAATAAAGTTTAACACTGGCTTGGCAAAATTGCAAAGGGCAACTTCGCAAAGCCTTTGGTTACCTGCAAGGCTACCTTGACACTTCGATAACAGCATCAGGATATTCTTTACAGGCTTCTAAATACTTTTCGACAAAAGGAACAAAATGCTCATACATTCCCCATCCATTAGGTGAATTAAAAGTTTCAAAATGTTCAGGTCTTGCTTTTAAATCAGCCAATCCTTTTTCAAGTAATTCAACTATTTCACTTGCTTTTGTTTTGCCAATTTCTTCGGGTCTCCAAAGTGCTTCGTAAATTCCTGCTTCTGCTGCCATTTTACCTAAGTTATGGGTAATGTTTGCCCAATAAACTTCTTCGTTTTCTTCGGTGTGGGTTTTAGCTTCATCATAGCTTACCCATTTTTTACGTGTTAAATAAACATCTAAACTCATTTTGTTCCTTTTTAAATCCTGCTGAATAATCCGCCCAGCAGGTAACAGCGGTTTTAAGCAATTGCCACTTTTGGCTAAATTTAAAGGTTGTTTTTTATCTGTAATCATTAGTTTCAAATTAAAAGTTTTGGCAGTTTTATTGGCAACTGCTTAAAGCCACAGAACGTTAACTCTTAACCGTCAACTCAAAACCATCAGGAAACATAAGCATCAAACCAGCGAATGTAGGCTTGGAGTTCACAATGTCCAGTATGCCATCCTTGTTGATGTCAGCCATTGCCGACCCTACCAACACGCAGCCCTTAATGTCACTTTGGCCGCTTTTTAAATTGATTGAACCAGCATAATTGCCCCAATGGATTAGCACAAATGAACGGTTCGGCACGTTAGTAATGTGCAGATGTCGGCCATACTTTGCGGACTGTCTTGGAACGACTTGGTACACGCCTTCGGGTATGCAGCTAATCTTTGCCGCGTTATCCTTCCAAGCCAGTTCCAACGTCTTACATTTGAAATTGCCAATTACCAATTCGCCCAGCGTTTGGGTAGTCGTATACTTTCGGGTTAAGGTTGCTTTTATCATTCGTTCAAGTCTTTATAGAATAATCTTTGTTGTTGCACGCTAAACAGCATAACGTGTACTGGCGTTGGCTTAATCACCTCTTTGCACACGTGCGGCTCGAAAGCTACAAGTGGGCAAAGCAGGCATGAGATGTAATATGTGATTGCTAATGTGCGCATCAGAACGGAAGCATATCTGCGTCAATATCTTCAACTGGTGCACTTTGCTTTTGAGGTGGTGCACTTTGCCCAGCGGTCAACTTCCATCCCGTGATGCTTGGGTAATACTTGCCCGAATATTCACGGCCGCCTAAATTTATTTCGACCGATACGCTTTGACCGATACTCAGCCCGTCAAGTAGCCCCGTCTTTTCTTTGGTGAACTCGATCGGGGTCAAATTATTAAATTTATCCTCCGTTGCAATTACCAGC